TATCTTCTTGATTCTCGGCTTTTATATCTACATACGAATATATTTCGTTTTTAAATGTTATTCTGTATTCTTTCATATTGTTTACCTCTTTTGTGTTTTGTTCATAATCTCACACCAAATGAAATTCCCCCCAAAACTTTTATATCATTATAGTATCACGCCTTTAAAAAAAATAAAACTTTTTTAATAAAATATTTCATTTAAAATTTTTAATGTTAACAATTATAAAGAACAAATAAAAAAAGAGAGCAAGGGAAAACTTCAAAACTTACTCTCTCCGACAAACAAAATTTTTAAGATGATGTAGAACGCCTTATGCGTTTTTTTGTTTATCTCTAATTATTCTGACAATAAATCAGAATAACGTCAATATTTTTGTATTTAAAATTATTAATGTTAACATTATAAAATTTGGACAAAAAAAAAGAGCCGTATTTCTACGGCTCAATTTTTCTAAAGTACAAGAATCAAACACGCTAACGGAATTAATAAAATTAATTTCAGAAAGTGTCTTTCGTTCTCGTTTACGTTTGTAAATAAAACTAGATACGCATAAAGTAGCGACCCTAGACAGAATAAAAACGTAAAAAAATATATTTCTAATATCATTTTGTTTACCTCAAAATTAAAGTGCCGTATTTCTACGGCACAGATTAAAATTTAAAAAATTTCTGATGTATAATTTTCAACAACCTCCTCAAATATTTTATTATGAATTTCTTGCTTGTCTACTTTATCATCATGTACATCATGAATTGAGCCATGCTTAAAATCATAGTGCATATAATCGGTGTCAAATTTTATTTGATGGGGAAAGCCGTCAGAATTACGAACATGAACATCAGCCCAAAAACATTGATGTTTGCCCACATATCTATCATAGATTTCAGATTCTAACTGATTGTATGCGTCTTTCCAATCGTCAATCCAGCCATCAGCAGAACATTCAGCGTGATTAACTGTAAAGTCATCAGCTTGTAGTTCTCCGTCAATATAAAATATGACCGAATATTCTTTAAAATAATTCATCAGCCATTTTTTTAAATGTTCTAATCTTCTTAATTTTCTAGTTCTAATCATTTTCATTACTCCAAAAATAAGAGCCGTATTTCTACGGCTCAAGTTAAATATTTAAATTTGCTATGCCTTAAATGTGATTAAAAGGCATTGCAACAACAGTAAACGATACTCTTTTACAATCTTCTCTGTTAACAAAATCAGAGCAAAGACTGTTTGCAAGATTGATATTATCATAGAGTTTACTATCAACAATTCTATAAGTTGATGATTGTTCACTCTCTTTATATCTTCTCACAATCGCATAAGTTTGTTTTGTCATTTTTTTTCTCCTGTCAAAGTTCACGCATTTCATAAACGCCTTTTTTCATGTTTTCCTTAAACTGTTTAGAATCTACGTTCAGAAATGTATTTCTATGCATAGATGTAGTTCTTGAATAACAATATAAAAGCTGATTATTTTTCAACGAAGTGTTTAGGATAATTTTATCCTTTCCATTTTCATCAACAATTTTCGCACAGATAAGAGAATTATAAGAATGCAAAGTCTCAACCTGTTCGCCGTGTTCATCAGACGGGTACTCATAAATAATGCAATTTGCAAAAGGTCTCCCATTTGCTTTGTAAAGTTTATGATGTTTTATATTTTTTAAATAATCTAAATTTAGTTTCATGTTATTAGTCTCCAAATTAAAAGTTAAATTATATAAGCAATGCTATTCACTATCGGTGCAACCTTGAGTCCAACATCTGATAAACTTGGGTTTATCATTAGCTTACATAATAAGTGTAGTTGATATTATTTAATAAAGCAAATATACGCACATATTTTTTTCTTAAAAATAAAATTGTTAACATTTAATTTTTTAAAACTATTGAGCAATGATTTGAAGAGTACAAAATAATTATTTTTTTCTATTGACAAATTAAAAAAAATAAAATTTAAATTTTCTCTAAGTCATTGATTTTTGGTCAGCTTGTAATAGCTTCATTTTGACGTTTTTCAAGGTTGTCCTTTATGATAGTATCTAAAAATATAATTTACTTTGTAAGCTCCTAATAGGCTCATTTTGACGTTTTTCAATTTGTCAAGGTTTATTTTTACTATTTTCAATGTTTTGTGTTTTTACTATATATATAGTATAGGCTTAAAATTAAAAAAGTTAACATTGAATTATATAAACAGCTTGATAATAACGCACACTTTGATATAATTTAATTATGGCTAGAATAAACTAGCCTTTAAACAAAAGAGGAAAAATTATGAAAACAGAAGAAGAAAAAAGACTACATAAAGTAATTGATTGTCTTTTAGAAGAAAACAGAAAATTGAGTGATTTCAAAGTTGAAATTAAGCAATCCATTGAAAATCATGTAGCATCAAACTTAAATGATGAAGGCGTTCTTATGATAGTACAAAAAATGGCTATCCAAAGGCACTTAGAAGAT